CGGATGTTGAGGCGGCTATTGCTGCCAAGATTGAAGCTGACAAAAACCCAACTAGCGGATCAGGAGTACCTTGGGCCGCTGAATAAACCATAGAAAGGAAATCAAATGGTTGAAGAAAAAAAGACCATCACGATTGACGACGTAGACTACACTGAAGACGAGTTGAACGATACTGCCAAAATGTGCATCAATCACATTGGCTCGTTAGATCAGAAAATCGGCAGCGCAGAGTTCAACTTAGATCAGCTAAGAGTTGGGCGTAATGCGTTTGTAGAAATGCTCAAGAAAGAGCTACCAGACGAAGGCTAAACGATGACCGCATACTACGTCCAGCCAGAGCCGAGCGCATCAGGCGGTGAGACATACTGGCTGGAGGGGTATGCGGTTGGCGATGCCAAGTTTGCCGCAGCGCAGTCTGACGGCACAAGTACAACACTTACAGCGCCAACACGCGTGCAAATCACGGGTATGCTGTCAGAGGCGGAAGTCACTTCCCTCTTTGGCGGCAACCGTGTCGTTGCTGCAGGCGTGTCGCAAAACCCAGCATCTGCTACAGTCACTGGCTCAGTTCGCATCCGCACTGCGGGTATACGCTCTAGCAGCACAGGCACAACGCTTGTCGGCGGGTATCGTGTAAGGCCAAACGGCTCACTAAGCCAAGCCGCAGCCACAACGCTAATCGGGGCTAACGCAACATTCGACGCCTACATTGTGCCGCGCAGCCTGTACGTTGAAGCGGACTACTGGGCGGTCAATTACGTTGACTACGCAATATCCTCGCATTCATCTGTACAGCCATCGATTGTTAAGCCAACTGGTGCGTCTGCGCTAGCTACGTCCACGCCACTTGTGTCTGGAGGCCGCATACGCACAAAGACAGGCGCAGTAAGCGCTAGCGAGGCAACGCCGATCATCGCAGCATCGGTCACTTACAGCAGTAACGCGCTACTTACGCAGGCAACATCAATAATGCTTGCGTCGCTATCCGAGAAGTGGATTGACCTTGCGGAAGATGGCGACATCTGGACAGATCAGGCAGAAGACACAGACACATGGTCACTTGTCGCAGAGGCAAGCGGCACTTGGACAAACATATCTGAGGATACTGACATATGGACAGACGTATCCGAAGACACGGATACGTGGACTGACCTCAGCCCACTAACATAGACGAAAGCTAAAAACTGCTGTATGTTAGCAGCAAAGGAGACATCACATGGCTATCACGCTAACAAAACCCGTAGTCGGCGGTTCTGACGGCACATGGGGTACAACTTTAAACAGCACACTTGATACCGTTGCCAACTATTTGGACGGCGATCTTGAGATTACGCCAGACCTAACATCTGGCTCTTGGAGCATTAGCGGTACGGCGGTTACGGCTACGGCTGCACAGATAAACATTCTAACATCGCTAACAGCTACGGCGACAGAGCTAAATTACACAGATGGTGTAACGTCTAACATCCAGACGCAGCTTGATGCAAAGGCGGCGACTGCATCGCCTACGTTCACAACCAAAATCGTGACACCAAAGGTCGAGTTCTCAAACTGGACAATTACGGAAACGGGTGGCGTTTTATACTTTGCGACGGGCGGCGTAGATAAAATGAAGCTAGACGCTTCTGGAAACCTTACAGTAGTTGGTGACATCACAGCATTTGGAACGATCTAATGGCGCTACAATCATCTGGCAACGCAATTAGCTTTAGCGACATCCAGACTGAGTTTGGTGGCGAAAACCCTATCAGCATGTCGGAATATTATCAAAACTCTGTGCCAGCGCTTGTAACTGCTAACAATAGCAATGTTGGCGATACTGGCAGCGCCTTAGCCATGAGTGATTTTTACGATGGTATATTGGCCACGCTGTTTACCGTTGAATTTATAGGCGGCGGTGGCGGCGGAGCAGGACACAGTATGTCAAGCGGTAACCCTGCTGGTTCTGCGGGAGGCTCCACGGGCCTTACTGCAGCATCAGGTGATATGTTCGGTACAAACGGAGTAGAGCTTACTGGCATATCAACAGGTGGCGGAGCTGGCGGCCCTACTGGAAGCAATGGAACTCTTACGTCAGAGGCTGGTGAGGCATCATATTATGGAGCTGGCGGAAACGGCGGACTGAACTCAGGTTCGGGGAATTACACAAGTGGCTTTTCTCCCGCTGCAACTTCTTATGGCGCTGGCGGTGGGTCAGGCGGAACTACGTTTCAGTGGAACGGAGGTTTTGGAGGAAGAGATGCCACTAGACGTGAATTTCAGTTTTACGGCGTTCCGTCAGCATCAATTACTGTCACCATTGGAGCTGGTGGCGCGGGCGGCAATGGCAGCTTGACAAACGGTGGCGCAGGTGCCGCTGGCTACGCTAAATTCACAGTAGGCAACGATGTGCAAGAGTTTACATCATCAGGAACATATACGGTGCCATCATGACGTTAATACCGATAGACTTGCCAGCAGGCGTATATAAAAACGGCACAGACTTAGAGGGCCAAGGCAGGTGGCAGGATGCGTCACTCGTGCGCTGGCGTGATAATACGCTGCGCCCAGTGGGTGGCTGGAACGAGCGCAAGACTGGCTTTAGCACAAATCCAATACGCGGGTTCCACACTTGGGAAGCTAACGACGGATCACGCTTTTATGCGGGTGGGTCGTATAACGAATTAAAAGTAGCCACCGCAAACAACAACGTATACGCCATTACGCCAACTGGCCTCACGGCGGGTGATGAGCATAGCACCATTGAAACGGGTTATGGCTATGGCGCATACGGCGATGGCACGTATGGCACAGAGCGGTCTGCGTTTGGTTCTTACTCAGAGGCCAACACTTGGTCGCTAGACAACTGGGGCGAGTACCTTGTCGCCGTATCATACGCAGATGGCAAAATGTACGAATGGCAGCTCAACACATCCACTGCGGCAGCGCAAATCTCTAACGCGCCAACGGGCAACCTTGGATTGGTAGTTACAGAGGAGCGCACAATATTCGCATTAGGCGCAGGTAACAACCCGCGAAAGGTGCAGTGGTGCGACATCGAAGATAACACCTCATGGACTGCGGCGGCGACAAACCAAGCTGGCGACATTGAATTGCAGACAGCGGGTCAGATTATGCAGGGCATTCGTACTCGCGGTCAGGTGTTAATACTGACTGACATTGATGCGCACTCTGCGCGATATAGTGGCCCTCCCTTCGTTTACGGCTTCCAGCGTGTCGGCACGGCATGTGGTGCAATATCTCGCGCAGCCGCCGTTGACACAGACGCAGGCGTGTTCTGGATGGGCCAGCGCGGCTTCTTCCGCTTTGACGGTAACATTGTCCAAGAAGTGTCATGTGACGTGTTTGATCATGTGTTTGGCGAAATACAGGATCGCAACAAGTCTAAGACTTGGGCGTGGAACAACTCAGAGTTTGGCGAGGTTTGGTGGTTCTATCAGTCTGACGCTCAGTCCGACACTGGCGAGATCGACAAGTACGTTGCATACGACTTTAAAGAAAACCATTGGCATATTGGGTCGCTGTCTCGCACTGCGGGAGCGCCGCGTGGCGTATTCCGTCATCCGTTCTTGCTAGACAGCACAGACGTGTATCAGCACGAAGTTTCTGGTACGGGTGCGACGAACATGTTTGCTGAAACTGGCCCTATACAGCTAGGTAACGGCGACAACATCCTGCACGTTACGCAGATGATTGCCGACGAACGCACAAAGGGTGACGTGCAACTAAAGTTTAAGACGCGTTTTTACCCGAATAGCGCTGAAACAGAGCATGGCCCATTTAACCCAGCAACGCCGACAGGATTGCGCTTCGCTGGTCGCCAGTTCAAGATGCGCGTGGAGCCAGATGATGGGTCAGAGTTTAGACTTGGCATTGTTCGTGTCGATGCACAGCAAGGGGGTAAGCGGTAATGCCGATCCCAACGCTGCCAGTTATCGGAGCAAGCCTTGATCAGTGGGGCAGACAGCTTACGCAGTATTTGTCGCTCAACTTGTCTAAGTTGGGCTTTAAGACTGCAGACGATAACCCGTCCGATAATGGCATCATCTTATGGGATGAGGTAAACGGCTACCCAGTCGTGTCCAAGAATAACGAGTTCGTGCAGATCGTCTTGGAGGATGGTCAATACGCTGGCGCAGTGACGGCAGACCAGACAGCAGCAGCCATAAACACAGCGTACTCTTTAACGTACACCTCTAGCATTGCCGATGGGATCACAAACGGCACGCCTGCCTCGCGCATTGTTTTTGAGGAAACGGGTCAATACATGATTAGCTTTTCCGCGCAGATTGCATCAACATCTAGCAGCACAGTCAACTTCTGGTTTTGGCCTCGCATAAACGGTGTTGACGTTACGGGGTCAACGATGAAGAACGCGCTGCATCAAAACGGCTCTGTCTTAGTTGTGTCGCGCTCCGCGATCTTTGATGTAAATGCTAACGATTATTTGGAAACCATGTGGGCCGTCGATAGCACAAGCGGGTTTTTAGATGCGACAGCGGCAACGGCATTTGCCCCAGCAGCGCCTGCGTCAACGATTGCGATTACGAGGTTACATGGCTAAGCACGAAAATATAAATATCTTAGAGCACTGCAGACCTTGGCTTGAGGCTGCTATTGAGCGCTCTGGCGGACTGAATACGTGGGATGAAGTAGTCAACGGTATTGCCGCAGGCAAAATGCAATTATGGCCTGCAGAGCGCGGGTGCATTGTCACAGAAATAGTGATATACCATCACACAAAGTGCTTGCATGTATTTCTTGCAGGCGGCGAATTGGATGAAATTTTACAAATGACCGAAAATGTGAAAGAATGGGCAAAATTGCAGGGCTGTTCATTTGCCTCGTTTGATGGTCGTTTTGGATGGCAGAAACCTTTGGAGAAACTAGGCTGGAAGCCTCACTCCATAACAATGCACTTGGAGTTTTAAAATGGGCAGCAGTAGCACAACACAAGTCCAAAAAACAGAGATACCGAAGTGGTATGAAGATGCCGCAAAGCTGCAGATCAGAAGAGCTGATGAGGCATATACTCTTGGCAAAATGCCATACATGGGGCCAGAGGTTGCTGTAATAAATCCAGCAGAAATGGCAGCATCGCGCAACGTTGGTCAAATGGCTTCTGCCTTTGGGCTTGAGGCACCTGCAGAATTAAGCATGGGCGATATGCCAACAGTTACGCAGGGCGGCATGACTGGGTATACATCCTATCCAGCTTATATAGCAAATATGGAGCGCCTTAGAGAGCAGCGCCCAGACCAGTATGACTTCTTTTCGCGCATGACTGGGTTTGATCCAATTACTGGCGCGTCCGTGCAGCAGATGTCAACTCTGCCCTCACAGGCATCTGCACCCGTTGCTGCTCCTGCTCCAATTATTAATCAAAACACTGGAGGGGAAGATAACGTAGATGCTGTTGCGTTGCATAGATCACTTTTCCCGCAACCAAGTTCTCGCTTAGACACCAAAGGGCAGATCGGAAAGTACGAGAAGCCATCAGGTGGTGGTCTATTTAGCGGCATAAAAAGTTTTTTTGGAGGCTAGTATGGGAACTTCAGCAAACCAACCAATACAAAACGTGTTCCAAGGCTCATCTGCAGCCCTGCAGCAAGCGGGCCAAACGTATGGCGGTATGACTGGCTTTCAGCCAGATGCCGCTCAATACATGAACCCATATACTCAGCAGGTCATTGAGCGTACTCAGCAAGACATTGCACGTCAGCAGCAAATGGCGCAGAACCAACTTGGCTCTCAAGCTCGTGCCGCGGGTGCATTTGGCGGTTCGCGTCATGGCGTAGCGCAAGGCGTTATGGCTGGAGAGTACGGTAAAATGGCTGGCGATATTGCGGCTCAGCAAAGGCAGCAGGGATACAATCAAGCCCTTGATACCGCATTCCGCACCGCAGGCATACAGCAGGCTGGAGCTAGTGGTTTAGCTGGCCTTGGCGGTCAGCTATTTGGAATGGGTCAGCAAACTCAGCAAGCGATTAGCGGTCAGGGCCAGTTCCAGCGCCAACTTGAGCAAGCCATGCTTGATGCAGCCAAAAACCAGTTTTATGGTGCGGCAGGTGCACCGCTTCAGGGTCTTGGTGCGCTGTCTGGCGTTCTTAGTGGCCTAACAATTCCAACATCATCAACTGGGACAACAAGCACACCATTCAATCCTTTGGGTCTAATTACGGCGTTTATTTAGCATGGACTATCGCAACCTAGCATATCAAACCGCGCAAAAGTATGGCTTGGACCCTGATATGTTTGTCAGGCAAATCCAAGCAGAAAGCGCATTTAACCCCGCAGCCGTAAGCTCTGCGGGGGCTATTGGTTTGGGGCAGTTGATGCCTGCTACGGCAAAAGAATTGGGGGTAGACCCGACTGATCCAGCACAAAACCTTGAGGGTGCTGCGCGTTATATGAGGCAGCAGTTAGATCGCTTTGGCGATCCTGCTTTAGCTTTGGCTGCTTACAATGCTGGACCATCCCGTGTCGCTAAGGCGAACGGTATTCCTAAAATTACAGAAACACAAAACTATGTTGCCAAGATACTTGGTGGAAAAGGCGGTGCGTCTATGGCAGATCAACCAACACAACCTCAGCAGTCACAAGGCTTGCTTAGCGGCATACTTGGCGGGCAGGGTATAGGTGGCGCACTTGGATTAAGTGACGATTTTCGTGATCGACTAAAGATGGGCATTCTGCTTGGCTCTGATCCGCAGCGCTTTGCGCCAATGGTTGCTGGGATACAGGCGCGTGGCAAGGAGCGTAGGGCGATGGCTCGGACAACTGCACAGGCAAATGCTACTGCAGATTACTTGGAGCGGATTGGGCAAACTGACCTAGCGAACCTACTGCGTCAGGGTGGCATTGATGCAAAAACGGCTCTTTCCGCTGGTGGAAAAGACACGGCTCTTATTCGGCAGGCCATTGCGGCTGGCCTCAAGCCCAATACTCCTGAATTTAGAAAGTACATTCTTAGCGGAGGTGACATCTACGGCGCAGGTGCGCCAGTTGAGTTTGGTCCGCTTGAAAAAGGAACGATGCTTGTTCAGGGTAGGGATGAGCAGGGCAATATTACGTATCAGGTTCAGCCAATATCTGGCTCTCAAGCTGAAAAAGATGCCAAAAAGGCTGCAGATGTAATAACAAAGCAAACAGAGGCAAAGGTTACATCTGGCACAACCGTCCTTGGTGACATTAGCGAGATGAAAAGGAAGATTGAGGCTAATCCGACATTGACCACTGGCATGATTGGTAGCTTATTGCTTAGAATGGGCTTTACAACTGCGGTTGATGTAAACGAGCTTGGAGAAACAATACGTTCAAATATTGGCTTCGACAGGCTGCAAAGAATGCGCGAAGAAAGCCCTACAGGAGGCGCACTTGGTCAAGTTGCTGTGCAGGAACTTAACGCATTGCAGGCAAGCCTAGGAAGTCTAAAGACATCACAATCTGATGACCAGCTTATTAGAAATCTTGAGCGACTTGAGAAGCAGTATCAGCAGTCAATGCGCAGAATTTTAGAAACAGAAGGTGGTTCAGAATATTTCACACAAAATGAAATATCCGAGATATTAGGAACTAAGCCCTCCAATAATCAAGGCTCTCAGCCTGATTTTTCCACAATGTCAGACGCAGAGCTGAATGCATGGATTGAGGAAAACTCATAATGAGCAATGAACAGCTAAAAGCAGCTCTGCTAGAAAGAGCCAAGCGCGAAAGGGCAAGAAGGCAGCAAGTAGCGCAGCCTGAAATCTCAGCCGCAGAAGATGTGCTTAGATCACTGGGCAGTGGAATGGTGCGTGGCGCTATTGGCTTAGCAGAAACACCAGAGATGGCAGGTCGTGCAATCAAACGCGGCTATCAGGAGGCTAAGCAGTTACTTGGCGGTGAAGTTGAGCGGGAAACGCCAATTTTTTACACAGCGACGGGTCGTGCTTTGCGCGAAGCGACCACGCTAGAAGAGTATCAACCACGAACAACTGCGGGTGAATATGCAGGTACAGTTGGCGAGTTCCTTCCCGCAGCTATTGGTGGCCCTGCTGGGTTGGCGCGTAGGGCGGGAGTTGCAGTAACTGCGGGGCTTGGGAGTGAGGCCGCGGGTCAGGCGACTGAAGGCACAGCGCTTGAGCCTTATGCTAGAATAACTGGTGCCGTTGTGGCCCCGTATGCGCGAAACAAAACCCTTTCTGTTCTTCAGGCGAAGAACGTAAAATCTCCGACAATAGCTAGTCTGAAAGCAGAAAAAACAACTGCATATAACATGCTAAAGGAAAAGGGCACTGGCTTAACCGCAACAGAAACAGCGTATCTTACTGATGAAATGAAGAATGTCCTTAATTTGGATGACATTGTACTTTCAGCAAAGCCATCTGTTGAGCGCGCACTAAAGCTAGTTAATGAAGTTGAAGATGCAGGCGCAATGAATTTAGCGAAGTTCAATGAACTTCAAAAGGCGCTTGGGAAAATTTATAGAAGCGCACCAGACGCACCAGAAGTCCTTTCTATGATGACTAAAATGGACAACGCGCTTGCCAATAAAGCTACTGATAAAGACCTTTTGCTAGCCGCTAAAGCTGCAAATAAGAAATACTCTAAGGCCAGAATGCTTGACAAGTATTTCAGTAATGCAATGGAGGGTGCTGGAAAGGGCCGCATTATTTCCAATGCAGGCGAGGCGCTGCAAAACACAGCAACACGTATATTGCGAAATGATAAAAACAAGGCTTTCTGGTCTGAAGATGAATTGCGCGCACTGCAAGCTCTTTCGCAAGGTAGCGTTCCAACTCGCGTGATGGGCGCTTTAGGCAAGCTCTCGCCGACTTCAGGTGGGCTTATGACGGGCTTAAATATGGCTATAGCATTTGCAAGCCCATATAACGCGCTAGAAATAATCGGCATGACTGCAACTACATTCGCCAAACTGGGTTACAATGCTAAAGTTAAAAAGTCTCGTAAGGCTCTTGAGGATTTAGTTCGTGCAGGCGGCGTGAAAGAGCCATCAAAGATTATTACGCGAGAGCTTGTCGAGGATATGGTAGCTCGCATTGGCGGCCTGACCGCAATGGAAACACAAGGACAATAACATGCAGCCACAAGCAAAAGACAGACGCGAGATTGAAGGTATCCTGCAAGACGCTATTGCGCAGGCTGTAGACTTTGTTGAGAGCGAGATCACAGATGAGCGCATCAAGGCTCAGCGTTACTTTGACGGTGAGGTAGACATTGGCTATGAGGATGGCCGAAGCAAGGTCGTAGCAACAAAAGTGCGTGACACGATCCGCGCTGTAAAGCCAAGCCTAATGCGTGTCTTCATGTCCACCTCAAAGCCTGTTGAATACATGCCTCGCGGGCCAGAGGATGTTGCTGCCGCAGAGCAGGCAACGCAGTACATGCATTATGTGTTCAACAAGAATAATGGCTATCGTGTTCTAAACGATGCTTTTCATGATGCCCTAATCAAAAAGTGCGGCATCGTTAAAGCATATTGGGAAGATACCTCTAAAGCGGAAATCTTTACATACGACAACCTGACGGACGATGAATATATGCTTATCGCATCTGATGACGATGTGACCATCTTGGAGCATAGCGTTGAGATGTCTATGAGCATGGATGAGTTTGGGACGGAGATAGAAGCGCCGCAGCACTCATTAAAGATCAGCAAGCAAATGCCAGATGGACGTCTGCGCATTGAGAGCGTTCCGCCAGAAGAGTTCTTTGTTAACTCACAAGCTCGCAGCATTGAGGATGCGTATATCGTTGCGCACCGCACAGAGATGCGTGTGGGTGACTTGGTAGAGATGGGCTACGACTTCGAGGAAGTCTACAACCTAGACGGGCTATACGGCGCATCAGACATATCTGAAGCGGAGACTATTGAGCGCCAAGGCTATTCTCAGGATGACTATGAGGATCAAGAGGGCGATCCCGCAATGCGCAACGTAGCCATCACTGAAGCATATATGAAGATTGACGTGGATGGTACTGGCGTACCCGTCCTGCATCGCTTTATCTGCGGTGGCACAAGCTACAAGCTGCTAGACCTAGAGCCTTGGGATGAGGTGCCATTTGCAGTGTTTGAGGTCGATCCAGAGCCGCACACATTCTACGGACGTAGCTTGGCAGAGATTGTTATGGACGATCAGGACGCAAGCACAGCAATCTTACGCGGCATTCTTGATAACGTAGCCATGACGAATAACCCTCGCATTGGTATTGTTGATGGTGCGGTTAATATTGACGATGTGCTAAACAATGAGATCGGCGCTATCGTGCGCATGCGTCAAGCTGGCTCAGTTCAACCGCTAGACGTTCCATTTACTGCAGGTCAAACACTTGGCGCACTGACATACATGGATCAGCTAGTCGAGAATAAGACTGGTGTTTCACGTGCATCAATGGGGTTAGACCCAGACGCAATGCAGTCCACAACTAAAGCTGCAGTTCAGGCTACAATCCAAGCTCAAGCTGGTCAGGTTGAGGTTATGGTGCGCAACCTAGCGGATGGCATGAAACGCCTCTTTGGGATTATGCTGCGTACTTCAATCAAGCACACAGACGAAGAACAGGCTATGCAGATGAATGGCCAGTTTGTGCAGGTTGATCCTCGCGTATGGCGCGCAGATATGGACATAGGTATTAACGTAGGGCTAGGCACTGGGCGCGAAGAGGAGCGCATGATGGCGCTGCAGCAGGCTTTCCAAATCCAGCAGCAGATTTACACAGCTTACGGGCCTTACAATGGCATGGTTTCCCTTACCAACATACGCAACACATTGTCTGACATGTTGGCTGCGGCTGGCGTGCGCAACTCTGATCGTTACTTTGCGCCAATCACGCCAGAGGTTGAGCAGCAGCTACTTGCAATGCAGCAACAGGCTCAAGCGCAGCAAGCGCAAGGCTCTGACCCCAACCAAGCATTCTTAGCTGCGGAGCAAATGAAAGCTCAAGCGCAGATGCAGTCTGACATGGCTAAACTGCAGCTAGAGCAGCAGAAGCTAATGATGGACGATGATCGCAAGCGTGACCAGATGGATCAAGACTTGCTGGTAGATGCAGCTAAGGTTTTAGGTCAGTATGGCACACAGGTAGACGTAGCTGCGATTAAAGCAGCACAACAGGCGGCTAGAGGATAATGGACAGCATTCGTATACAGGCAGACGAAGCTAAACGTCTAAAGAATGACACTGCATTTCAGCAGTTTGTCCAAGATGTTCGTGATGTGCAGATCAGCATATTCTCGAATAGCACTGCATCCGAAGTGGAGCAGCGCGAAGAGGCGCACGCAATCATGCGTGCATTGAACCAGATCGAAATGCAGCTTGACGCAGCAATAGCAGCAGAGCGCATGTTAGATCGCAGCAGATAGGAGTAGTACCGTGGAAGCGACTACACTAGATCAGGCAGTGGACAGCCTGTTAGCCCCGCAAGAGGGTAGTCCAGAAAGCAATCTTGATGAAGCTGTTGAAGCTATGGTTGAGCCAACTGATGACGATCAGAGCGAAGTCATAGAAGAGACAGAAGAAGATCAAGATGTCATCGAAGCGTCTGACGATGAAGAATATGAAGATGACGCAACTGAATATACTGACGAGGTAGAAGCCGTTGAGGATGACAGCGAAGAAACTCTGTATGACATCACTATTGATGGTAAGCCAGAGCGCTGGACCCTTTCCCAACTAAAGCAGTCTGCAGCGGGTCAGGGCTATATTCAGCAAAAAATGCGTGAAAACGCTGAGCAATCTAAGCAGATTGAAGCAGCAAAAGCGCAATTAGCTCAGCAGCAACAAGCTGTTTTGAATATGTATAACCAGATGCAGCAAGGTGACTTTACGCAACCCACGCCGCCATCAAAGGAACTTCTTGAGAGTGACCCCATTGGGTACATGCAAGAGAAGGAAGCCTACGAAGAGGCAATGGTGGAGTATAACGCCAAGATGCAACAAATGCAGCAATTGCAGGAGCAGCAATCGCAAGCGTCGAAAGAGCGTCAAGCTCTACATCGGCAGGAGCAAATGCAGCTATTGCAGCAACGCATACCAGACTTCGCTGACCCTCAGAAATATGAGAAAGCGGCTCAGGATATGCTACGCGGCGGTCAAGAATATTACGGTGTCCCGCAAGAGGCGCTCATGTCTTTGACTGATGCTGTAGAGATTGAAATCCTGTATGACGCGGTTCGTTACCGCAGAATGCAGGCCAATCGTAAGAACGTTGACCAGAAAGCTAAGAAAGCTAAGCCTATGGTCAAATCTGGTGCCAAACGTGTTCAGGATGGTCAAGCTGCAACTCGCAGAAAGCAGGAAGCAAAAGCTATGAAATCTGGGAATATCGCAGACATGGCAGAATTGCTTATCAACCCTAAACTTTAGTAAAGGAAAGTGAACTATGGCACAGCCAAGCAACACATTCGACAGCTACGATGCAGTCGGCATTCGTGAGGACTTGAGTGATGTAATCACCAATATCTCACCAGAAGAAACACCATTCCACACGAAGTCTGCAAAGACCCGTGCGCGCAATACTTTGCATGAATGGCAAACAGACAGCCTACGCGCGTCTGCAGCAAACGCTCACATTGAAGGTGACGCAACAACTGCGGAAGCACGTTCAGCGACAACTCGCTTGGGCAACTACACACAAATCTTCAAAAACGCAGTTGTCGTACCTGACACTGACGAAGGTTTGGACAAAGCAGGCCGTGCGCGTGAAATCGCGTACCAAACGCTAAAAATTGCCAAAGAGCAAAAATTGGACATCG